AGATAATTTCCGAGCCGGGAGGCATTCGGATGCGAGGCATGCGCCGCCGCATGCCCGATGCTGGGGAATTTTGCATGCACCTTGGCGCGAATGGCGCCCGGATTTGAGGCATAGTGCGCCATCGACAGCGCCGCGCGCGCATGCGCCTTGTTTTCGATAGGAAAGGATCGGTGAGGGCCAGCGAACGCCGACGACGGAAGCGATTTACGCGCGGCGGCTTTCAATCGAGCCATTTTCTAGCGTCCTTTCCGTTTCGAGACGTGCGCCGGTTTACCGTGCATCGAACCGCGAGCAAAGTCGCCTAACTGCGCCATCGTCATCGACCCGCGCAGTTTGCGCGCCAGGGGAAAATTCGCCCCGTGTTCCGCGGCTTGGAAGAGTCTCTGCTGCGCTTTTGATTTCGCGGGCATCGTGTCGCCGTCCTTTCCCAGGCCGCGTTTTGTCTTTCCGGACTGGCGCAGGCGGCGCCGGCCAGTCATCCGCCCGTAATGCACACTGACAGGCGGCGCAATACCAGATCTTTGTGGTCGCCCGCGGATGGTGCGGATCCAGCGCCACACGTTGCGAGCACGGCGCCGAGATGAAACAGTCGCAGACACCCAGCCGCAACTGGGGCGTCGGGATGCCGCGGCGTCGATGACTCATACTCACTCGGCCCTCTCACGGAGCCGCTGCTTCCGGGCCTCGCGGGCCTCACGGGAAAGTGATAACCACCAAGCCATCCGCTGTTCCATCTCTCGTCTCACCGCCCACTCATGGGCCACGGTCTCACGCTGGCGATCATCGTGCGCCTTCCATTGTGATTCCAGACGCGCCATCAGGCCCATACGTCATGGGCAGTGAATCAATCGCCCCGCGACATCAGACCCAATCCCAATTGCCGCCCCCGCGGCCACTTGCGCGAAGGTGTGCCGATGGGCCGTCATCCGCAGGCCGCCCGTCGCGATGCCAAATGACGCGCCGATCGCCCAGCCGCTGGCGCTCGCGCCGATGAAACTGTTCATCGTATGGCCGCTGGGCATGCCATCAGCGGCGCACCCGAGACAGGGCCTCGGCGAGTGCACGAGCGCCTTGATCACGATCGTCGTCACGTTCCCGATGCCTTCGCTCAGTGCCAGCCGCCCGAGTTGACAGCCCTTGTGTTCGCTCTGCAGCGCCTTGATCGCCGCAATCGTCGGATTGACCGCGGCCGTCGCATAGGACAACTTATCGGGAATGGTGTTCACGGGTTCCTGCGCGAAGACCGGAGCGGCCCAGAGTGCTACAATTAGAGCCAGCACACCCGCCATGCCTCTGCTCGCCGTGAGCACGCACAAATCGGCGGGTTTTTTCATTTCTTCGGACTCACCTGGGATCGGATAATGATCGCGCCTCCGGCGATTCGGATCAACTGTCATACGGTGGCCCCGGGATCGTTGGCCGTGATGTCGTAGACGAGATCCGGCATCAGCGCCGCCAGGTTCGTATCAGCCGGTGGTTGCACGGCCGCGCCGCCATCCACCATCCAGCCGTAGGTCGTCGGGCATGTGATGTATTTCCAATTGCGCATCACGAGACCGGTCGGCTGATTCGGCGCATTCAGGAAGTAACCCAGCGCGCTCATGTTCGCGCAGTTCTCAAACGTGAGGGCCTCGAGCGTGACGTTGCGAACGCCCTGGTTGAAGAACACCGCTCGCGCATCGCCCCAATTGCCATCAAATTGGGTGAACCGGCAGTTGCGGACCACCACATCATCCATTTGACCGCTCGCGTTGCGGTCATCCTTGCCGAGGAAACTGACGCCGCCCGCGGCCCAGTAGCAGACGTTGTTTTCGATCAGCACATGTTCAATGGTCGACCATGGTGCCGTGCCGTCCTGATTGCGCACCGTGAGCACGATGCTATACGCGCCTTGCCCGTCGGCTTTTCCCGCATAGCGAAGGGTGTTGTTACCCAGATACAGGTTCTGCACGCACTTCGCTTCAAAGGCGTTTTTGATTTGCGCGCCAAGGGCGAAACAGCCCGAGGGCTTAGTGAGTTCATTGTTGACGATGCGGATATTCTTCGGCATCCGATCGGCACTCGGACTATCCGCGCCGCCGAACATGATCGTTTCCGCGCCGCCGCTCAGATAACTCCCATCGACCAGTAACCCATCGCAGTCCTGCCAGCTGCCGATCACGGCGGAATCTGAGCCCACGAGCCAGATATGATCAGCGAAGCATTGCGTGATGGTCATCACCTTGCCATCGGTCTGCCAACCACGATGCTGCCCATGCTGCGGATCCCCGAGCAGTGTGCAGCGGTCAAACATGATGTGTGACCCGCGCACGGTGACGAGTTGATACTGCGGATTGCTGTTCTTCACGCCGATGCCGAGGAAGTCCACGCTATCGGCCGTCGGGAGGATGTTGATCGTTTCTGGCGCGCTACTGGTGAACCAGACGGGACAATCGGCGGTCGCTGGTCCGTCTGCGGGCGGATTCAGGGGAATGAAATGCACTGACTGCCCGATCGTCAGGGCGCCATCATAGACGCCAGGCGCGAATCGCAACGTGGCGCCTGCCGGTGCTGAATCCAGCACGGCTTGCACGCTCTGCCCCGGTGTCACGTCGATGATTGGACGAGCCGCGCCTGCCAGCGCCGTGCGGACAGAGGTCGTGAGGGTAATCGCTTGGTCGAGCGCCGCAATCATCTCCTCGTTCGTCATGCCACGTCCTTGACGGGATGTTGTTTGAGGTTCCACGCCACCAGCGCCGAGCAGAGAATCGACACCACGGTCACATAGTGCTTGGTCGGTTCACCTACGAGATCCGATTGGCCGAGAATGGCCGCGCCGAGGAAGGCCACGAGACTGGCCACCTTATAGACCTGCGCCTGCAGCCCCTCGAGGATGGTCATCGCTTGCACGCCCTTGGCGCCGCAACACGGACACATCACAGCCTTACCCCCCGCAGATCATGATCGGAATCCACGCCCCATTGAGCCAAATCATCACCGCCCGAGCCGTAGACCTGTCGGGGCAGAGGGTGGCAGGCCCGGCCGCGTAAAAGGGGCGCGAGCACTCTCCGGGCTCGTGCCCGCGCTATTACTCGCGGTCAACGTCGCTTCAAACGATCCCCCGAAGGGCGTCGACAACAGCGGCCCCGTGCCCGGGTCCGTGTAGACGCACACTTTCCCCGTCACCGCGGGATCGTCCCACAACGCTTTCATCGGATTGGCCGCCGAGACCGTCACCGTGGCCGGGTCAATCCCGCAGGCCAAGTTAGACCCAATCACGAAATCCGTCGGCGCCGAAATCGGCTGCGCCGCTCCGACGTTGTAGACCGCCATGGTCCACTTCGTGATCGTCTGCGCGAAGGCCGTCGAGGCCATCAGCGCCACAGCCAGCATGATCAACAGTCGTCTCATTGCCCCTCCAGAAACATGACAATCATCAGCCAGATCACCAGCACCACCGCCGCCACGGCCGTGGTCTGCATCACGGTCACACACTGCGGGCTAATCACGATGACACTTCGGCGCCGAGGCTGCGCGCCGCCCCATGCTCACGAGAATCAGCCCGCATCTCATTGGCCGCCGCCATTCTGATTGGCCTGCTGGGCCGCGGCTTGCTGCGCCTGCTGCTGTTGCGCCATCGCACCCGCCTGCTTGGCGTCCTGCTGCTGCGCCGCCGCAGCCTGCGCCGCCTGCGCCTGCTGGGCATCGTGCGCCTGCTGCGCGCCTTGACTAGCCGCCTGTGTGGCCGCCGAATGCTGCGCCATGGCGAGCTCGTGCGCCTGCTCGCTGGCTTGCATCCCGGCCTCGTGCGCCATCTGCAGCCCCGTCGACAGCCGCTCTTCGGCCGCCGCCGCCGCGGGATCGATCGCGCTCTTGGCCGCACTAATCCGCGCCACTTCAATCGACGCCGCGTTTTTCATTTCCTGCAGCTTGAATTCTTTTTCCGCCTCGAGCTGCGCTTTCTGCATCTCGGTCTGCGCCCGGATCTGCGCCTGCTGCAGCGCGCCCTGTTGCTTGGCCTGCTCCGTCTGGATGTATTGCTGCGCCTGCTGGAGCTGCATGCCCATCTGCTGCATCTGCGCCTGCACTTGCGGCGGGATCTGCTGGTTCGGATCCTGCGGCTGCAATTGCGGCGGCAGCGCCTTGCGGAGCTTCTCGGCAATGCCTTGCGCGCCGGGGAAGTCCAATTGCTCCACATAATCGGGCGTGGCCACCGCCGCCATTTCCGGCGGCAGATGCGGAATCAAATCGCCCAGCGCCGCGGCGCCTTCTTCACGCTTGGTGGCCATCGCTTTGCCGACATCCACCGTCACCGCATACCGGCCGTTGTTCAGATCGAAAAACTTGTGCACGGCCTTGTCCCAGCCGGGCGACTGCGGCCCGAATCCCTGCGGCAGCGGCTGGGGCACGTGCTGGGCGTTCTGCTGATAGGGCTGCCCAATCATCACTTGTTCGGGCTCATCGTCGACGCCCAGGATCTGCACAATCTGCCCGGGCCGCGTGATCTTCGGGATGACTTCCACCATCAGTTCCGCGGCATAGATCAGCGCGCGCCGCACGTTGTCGGAAAAGTTACTGTTGGCCAGATCCGATTGCGCCTGCAGCGCCTGTAGCGCGCGCCCGCTCTTTTCGTTCGGGCTCGCATGCCCAAGCGAGGCATCGCCCGTGCTGGTGGTGGCCTGCACGGCATCCTCTGAAATCCGCATCAGTTCCACGGCGGCTTGGATCGGCGGCTCGGTGGTATCGAGCGTGGGCGGCGGCAGCGGGCGACCTTCTGTGTCCATCGCATCGTAGGGCAGATACGCATGATTGATGATGTTGCGCGTCTGCCAAATCTGCTTGTAACTGGCCACCGCCTGCGCAGGCACCATCGGCGCATTCTTCGGCGCCAGCGCGAAGATTTCCATCGCGCCCGAATACGTGTAGTTGATCATCCGCTGGGCATCCATGCCCTCTTCGATGATGCCGCGAAGGACAATCTTGCCGTCGACGTTCAATTCCTCGCCGAGCACCGGCACCAGGGGAATGCGCGAGCCGAGCCATTCATACTGTTCCAGCGACTGCACGGCATTGATCTTGTCGCACTTCACGATCGGGACACGCATCGTGCGTTGCGCTTTGACCGTGCCGGTGTCGGGCTTCTCGCCTTCCACGATCCGCCCATCGTCCATCTGATAGATCGTGCGGTCCTGATAGGTGATGCGCCAATACTCCGCGATACGAATCGCTTTATCGGTCACCCACCCCTGGTTATCGCCGTCGGTCATGAAATCTTCGAGCGCCGCCACGTCCGACTTCGGATACCGCTGCTCGTATTCGTCGCGCGACATGTCCTCGGTGACGAACATGAACACGGCATCGGAGCGCGTGGGTTTCATCGCGGCCGGATCGCAGTAGACGCTGAGGCTATTCGGGATGCGCTCGAGCCGGAGCTCTTGATCCATCACGGCCGGATCGGTGATCGCGCCGTCCCACGTCTCATGGACGTATTCCGTGCGAATGCGGAACCAGCCCAGCCCACACTCGATCCCGCCATCGCCGGCCCACTCAATCGGCGATTCCCCGCGCGCCGCATTCTGCACACGCCGCAGATAGCCCTTGAAAATGTCGGCCGTGTCGACATCCGCGCCGCCGCCGTTGGGCAGCACCGTGATCCCGAATTCGGCATGTTTGATGATGTTGGACTGTTGGCGCAGCGGCTGGGAGAGCCGGTCAACCGTGAGGCAGGGCCGCGCCGGTTGCGGGGATTGACCTTGAATGGCATTGCCGCCTTCGCGCTGGAGCTTGATCGCCGGATCCCACTGGTCACCCGCCCGGAACCGCTTGGCCAGGAGCATGCGCTTGCGTTGGTCCGCTTCGGCCTCCGCGCACCGCTGCCACCGCTTCCGCGCCTCCGCAATCAGGTCCGGCTTAGCCATTCACAAAGCCCACCGGCCGATCCGCCAGGCGCCGCAACGCCTCGCGCTCGCGCTCGATATCCGGCATCGCCTGCTTGACGATGTCCCGCCAGCGCAGGGCGTTGTGCGAGTTCCGCAGGAGCCGATACTGTGTCAGCGGGGGGCAGGCCTGCAGCGTGAAGTAATCGTAAATGGCATTCAGGAGTTGATGATCTTCCCCAATCCGATGCCCGCGCCAAATCTCGCCGGCCACTTTCCGCCACCGGTCCCGGCCTTCAATGACGATGGTGAGGAGCCGCACCCGGTCGCGCTCCACCTCGCGCATAAAGGTCATGATCACGTCGGAGAGCTCGCGCTCGCGCCGCGTGGCATACCCGGCATTGGGCAGATCCGGCAGATGCAGCATACAACCTCGTCTGGTGTGCGCCGAGAGTAACACAATTAGGCGTGGATGGAACCGCCGAGCATTCCTTTTGCAGCGCCATCCGCCATGGATTTAGTCATCCTCGTCCTCGTCATGGCGATCGTCGGCTTTTTGGTGTGGCTCGTGACGACACAGATCCCGATGCCGCCCTACTGGGCAACGGCCATTCAAGTGATCGCGGTCGTCGTGTTGGTGTTGTGGCTGCTGGGGCGCTTCGTCACGATTCCGAATGTCCTTCGGTAGGCCGGAACAAGTGAATCATCAGCGCCACCAGGCCCAGCGCCAGCGACCACTTGAACCACCGCGGCGCACGCTGCGTCGTCTGGCTCAGCGTGAGCCACCCAAGGATCAGCGCCATCGCCTCATAGGCCGCCACGGCCAGAAAGAGCGCGCCCCACATCCACATCCCCGGCACCAGAGACTGCGGCTGTGTCAGGCTATAGGCCACCAGCGGCAGCGGCCGCGAGGGCAGCACGACTTGACACGCAATCACGCGGGCATTCTAGCCCATCCAGCCCTGCGGTAAGCCGTGGAATTGTGGCGTGACGACCGGCGCTTCCTTTTTCACCTTCGCTACCGTCTGCGCGAATGTTAAACAAAGACTGTCGGCCTCGTCTGGAGATGGCACGTCCCGCGCCCGCATGTCCTTCTTCGACTCCAGCCACACCCGCTGCTGCAGATCCTCGCGCAGCCCTGGTGCGGTCAGGTCCGCCTCAAGCCGCGGGGCCTTGTCGATCGCGCCTTTCAGCAGCCAATCCTTCATCCGGCCCCACATCAGGTCGCGCATGTAGCGATACTTCCGGTCCGGGCTGTCGGCGCCGAAATTTACTTCAAGCAGATTGGTGTGGCCGAGCTCGCGGAGCCTCGTCCCCACGCTGCCCGCGATGCCGGCGCTATCAAGGAACAGCATCGCCACCCGATGCCCATTGTAAGTGCCCGCCAGCACGTCTGAGAGGCGATTGACCAGCACGGAGGGGTCTCGGGTCAGCTCTCCCGGAATTCGGATTGCCGGGATTGTTCGAGCATCTGGTCCACGGCGAAAGCGTATAACATTGGCGTCTTTCCCGCCCCACGCCAAATCACATCCGGCGATGAGGGGCTCGTCATTGAGCACGACGACTTGGCGCTTCTGGGCGTCGATGACGCGGAGGGAGTCGATGAACTGGGCATCTTCCGCCTTCGGAGGGATACCTCGCACACGAACCCGAAACCGATCGGAATCTTCACCCCAGTCCTCCAGTTGTTCCTGAATCAGCACCTTGTTGGGAAACGTGCAGTCCCGCGCATCGATGGCGCGTGTCAGGCCCCAGCGTTTGCCTTCGCCACCAAAGAGCACGTCGTAGAACGTGCCCCGGCGCCGCGTCGGGTTGCCGAACATGAAGAGCATCGGTTCGCCGTCGGTCAGGCCGCCTTCCGCCGTCTCGAAAATGCTCTGCGGCACATTGCTGGCTTCATCGAAGATGTAGAAGCTGGTCGACGCCACGTTGTGCTGGCCGGCAAACGCCTCGCTGTTGTCCGGGTCGCAGGTCTGCGGGCTGCACTTCCACTCCGCGCGATTGCCGCGGCGATACATGATGCTGGTGTTCAGCTCAAACCAGTGCTTCGTGATGGCCCGCTTCACCCACGTCTGAATGCCCGCCCAGGTTTTGTCTTGGAGCTGCGTGCTGGTGTTGGCCGTGATGACGCCTTTGGCGTTGCGCCTGGTGCTCATGAGGAAAGCGACGAGCATGCCGACGAGGGCGCCCTTCCCGATGCCGTGGCCACTGCTGATAGCGCCCTTGATCGGCATCACGGGCTTAATGCCGTCGAAGCGGCGCGCGGTGATTTCGCTCCCGAGCCACTCAAGAAACTCGCACTGCCACTTGTCAGG